CAGAGAGTATTCTTATGACACAATACATAAGCATGTGTGGACTAGTTGGAGCATACTTTGGTTTTAGTGCTTTAGGTAGTAAGAAGTGATTGAAGCTAATGGGTGGGATAACCACGAAGATACATTTGAAGAAACAATAAGAAGAGAACTTCTAGCTGCACAACAGACTATATACATATTAAAAGAAGACAATAAAGAATTGACAAAAGCATATTACTTATTACTAAAAGAAAATGAGAGGTTAAAAAAATTACACTAATGGATTTTACAGATAGATTAAGAGAGGAACTAAAAATAGATGAAGGATGTAAATACGAAGTATATCTGGACCACCTTGGATTACCTACGTTTGGTATCGGACATCTCATCACTAAAGATGACCCTGAGTACCAAATGGGGATGGGAACACCTGTTGACGAAATACGAGTCAACGAAGTATTTGAACAAGACATAAATGTTACGATAGGTGAATGTAGAAGATTATTTGATGATTGGGATAAACTACCTGAAGAAGTACAATTAATTACTGCTAATATGATGTTTAATATGGGCAGACCACGGCTATCTGGTTTCAAAAAAATGATACAAGCTATTAGAGATGGCGATTGGAATGAAGCAGGAAATCAAATGCAGGACTCAAGATGGTACAAGCAAGTAACAAACAGAGCAGACAGACTTATATCTCGAATGAAAGCAGTCGGCTTGAGTTAATAAAACAAGAACAAAGAAAGAAACATATAGAAAACTTAAAAAAGTTTTTTAAACCTAGAGAAAGAAAGTTTATAAAACATGGCTAGAAAATTAACAGAAAGACAACAAAAGTTTATTGATGCTTTATTTTCAGAAGCAAATGGTAGTATCAAAGATGCTAAAGTTATCGCAGGTTATTCTCCAAATACAAATAATAATGAAATAATAAAACCTATTAAAGATGAAATTTTAGAAGCTACTCAAATGTTTATGGCAAGTAATGCTCCTCGTGCAGCTATGGCTATGGTAGGTGGTATCGTTGATCCTACTGAATTAGGAATACGTGATAAAATGTCTGCAGCAAAAGATTTGTTAGATAGAGCAGGTTTAGTAAAAACAGAAAAAATGCAAGTTGAAAGTACAGGTGGTGTAATGTTATTACCACCAAAGAATGATACAGAGGAAGATGAATAGAAGTTTAGGTAAATGGAAACTACCACAACCTACAGATATTAGAGAAGATGAAGAGTGGTTACAGATACCTAGAATAGCTAGAACGATACCTTTTGGTTATAAACTAAACGATAATGATAATCATTTACTAGACCCTGTAGATTATGAATTAGAAGCATTAGAAATAGCAAGAAAATATATAAAACAATATTCATATAGAGAAGTAGCTAATTGGCTAACAACAAAAACAGGGAGAACTATATCACACGTAGGTTTAAGAAAAAGGTTAGCGAATGAGCAACAACGTAAGAACAAAGCTAGAACTCTCAGAAAATGGGCTGAGTATGCAACGGAAGCGATACAAAAAGCGAAAACCATCGAAGAAGAAAGAACAGGTGCTAAAACCTAAAGTTAAACCTACTTTAGTAGAAGTAGAGCAAGTACCTGAAGAAGAATTAAATGTAGCATTTAAACCTAATAAAGGACCTCAAACAGAGTTTTTAGCTGCATCTGAAAGAGAAGTTTTATATGGGGGAAGTGCAGGTGGTGGTAAATCATTTGCTATGTTAGCAGACCCTCTAAGATATATGGGTCATCCACAGTTTAGTGGATTACTCTTACGACATACCACAGAAGAACTTAGAGAACTTATATTTAAATCTCAAGAGTTATATCCTAAAATATGGAAAGGTATAAAGTGGTATGAAAGAAAGATGCAATGGGTAGCACCATCAGGTGCAAGACTATGGATGTCATATCTTGATAGAGATGAAGACGTTATGCGTTATCAAGGTCTAGCATTTAGTTGGATAGGATTTGATGAATTAACACAATGGTCAAGTCCTTTTGCATGGAACTACATGAGATCACGTTTACGTTCTACTGCTCCTGATCTACCTATCTATATGAGAGCAACGACTAACCCAGGTGGTGTTGGTCATATGTGGGTCAAAAAGATGTTTATTGATCCCTCTCCATATAACAAAGCATTTGATGCCACGGATATTGAAACAGGTGAAATTCTAAAATATCCATCAGGTCATCCTAAAGCAGGAAACTCTTTATTTAAAAGAAGATTTATACCTGCTAGATTATCTGATAATCCATATCTTTCTGAAACAGGTGATTATGAAGCAATGCTCTTATCTTTACCTGAACAACAGAGAAGACAATTACTTGAAGGTGATTGGGATATAAAAGAGGGAGCAGCGTTTACAGAGTTTAATAGAGATGTGCATGTAGTTGAACCTTTTAGTATTCCTAGTAATTGGGTTAAGTTTAGAGCATGTGACTATGGATATGGAAGTTATTCAGGAGTTATTTGGTTTGCAGTATCACCTGATGAACAACTTATAGTATATCGTGAACTGTATGTATCAAAAGTATTAGCAACAGATTTAGCTGATATGGTTTTAGATTTAGAGTCTGAAGATGGTAATATAAAATATGGTGTACTTGACTCAAGTTTGTGGCATAGAAGAGGTGATACAGGTCCTTCACTAGCAGAGCAGATGATTAGTAGAGGATGCAGATGGAGACCTTCAGATAGAAGTAAGGGTTCAAGAATAGCAGGTAAAAACGAAATACATAGAAGATTACAAATAGATGAGTTTACTGAAGAACCAAGATTAATATTTTTTAATACCTGCACAAATATAGTGTCACAATTACCGTCTATACCTTTAGATAAAAAGAACCCTGAAGATGTAGATACAAAGGCAGAAGATCACTTATACGATGCTTTACGTTATGGAGTTATGACTAGACCTCGATTTAGTATATTTGATTATGATGCCAGAGGTGTACCATCAAGTAGTATGCCGATAGCAGATTCAACATTTGGATATTAAGGAAACAATATGGCAGAAGATGATGAAATGATGATTGAAGAAGATGCAATATCTTTAGAAGATGTTGATGATTCTGAAACTCAAGATTTAAATGTAGGTAACTTAGTTGGTTTTGTTCAAAGTCAATATAAAAAAGCCGATGACTATAGAGAACAAGATGAAGATAGATGGATAAAAGCATATAGAAACTATAGAGGTATTTATGGTCCTGATGTACAATTTACTGAAGCAGAAAAGTCTAGAGTATTTATAAAGATAACTAAAACAAAAACACTTGCAGCCTATGGTCAAATAGTTGATGTTTTATTTGGTGGTAATAAGTTTCCAATAAGTATAGAGCCTACAGAGTTACCTGAAGGTGTAGCTAAAGATGTTCACTTTGATCCAAAAGAACCTGAACAACTTAGAGACAATCAAGAAAAAGAATCTCCATATGGTTACGCAGGAGATGGTAAAGATTTACCTGCAGGTGCAACACAAAAAAGTTTATTAGAACAGTTAGGACCTTTAGAGGATAAATTAAAAGATATAGAAAATTTAAAAGAAGGTGCAGGTAAAACTCCTTCTGCTATTACTTTTAGTCCTGCTATGATTGCTGCTAAATCTATGGAAAAGAAAATTATAGATCAATTAGAAGAGTCTAATGCATCTAAACATTTACGTAGTACAGCTTTTGAAATGGTTCTTTTTGGCACAGGTGTTATGAAAGGACCTTTTGCAATAGATAAAGAATATCCTAATTGGTCTGATAGTGGTGAATATAGTCCTGTATTTAAAACTGTACCACAAATAAATAACGTATCTGTTTGGAATTTTTATCCTGATCCTGATGCAAGAAATATGGAAGAAGCTACATACGCAGTTGAAAGACATAAAATGTCTAGAACAGATTTACGTAACTTAAAAAGAAGACCTTACTTTAGAGCAAATGTAATAGAAGAAGCTATTGAAGGTGGTGAAAACTATGTAAAGAAACATTGGGAAGATGACCTATCAGACTATGCACCTGAATATATGATAGATAGATTTGAAGTATTAGAATATTGGGGTGTTGTTGATACAAGTATGTTAGCAGAAGAAGGTGTTGAAATACCTAAAGAAATGCAAGACATAGAAGAAATACAATGTAACATATGGATATGTAATGGTAAACTACTACGTGTTGTAATTAATCCATTTAAACCTGCTACAATACCTTACATGGCAACACCTTATGAATTAAATCCATACTCATTTTTTGGTGTAGGTTTAGCTGAAAACATGGATGATACTCAAACATTAATGAATGGTTTTATGAGAATGGCAGTAGACAATGCAGTCTTATCAGGAAATCTATTAATAGAGGTTGATGAAACTAACTTAGTACCAGGACAAGACCTATCTGTTTATCCTGGTAAAATTTTTAGAAGACAAGGTGGAGCGCCAGGACAAGCTATTTTTGGTACAAAGTTTCCAAATGTATCTAATGAAAATTTACAGTTGTTTGATAAAGCTAGACAACTAACAGATGAAGCAACAGGATTACCATCTTTTGCACATGGACAAACAGGTGTTATGGGTGTAGGTAGAACTGCATCAGGAATATCTATGTTAATGAACGCAGCAAGTGGTAGTATAAAAACTGTAATTAAAAATGTAGATGATTATCTTTTAAATCCTTTAGGTAAAGGTATGTTTAGATTTAATATGCAGTTTGATTTTGATCCTGATATAAAAGGTGATTTAGAAGTTAAAGCTAGGGGTACAGAAAGTCTCATGGCTAATGAAGTTAGATCACAAAGATTAATGCAGTTCTTACAGACTACAGTTAATCCTATGTTAGCACCTTTTGCAAAAGTAAACTTTATTATAAGAGAAATAGCTAAATCATTAGATTTAGACCCTGATAAAGTAACTAATAGCATGGATGAAGCTGCAGTACAAGCAGAACTATTAAAACAATTTCAAGCACAGAATAAACCTGAACAGGCACAACAACCTGCTGCAGGAGTAGACCCAAATGATCCAACAGGTTCAGGTGGTGCTACTATAGGAACAGGACAAGTTCCTGTACCAGGAGAACAAGGATTTACAGGAGTACCTCAACAAGGTGGACAACAACAACAAGCAAATACTCAGCCAACTCAAGCCGTTGGTGAGCAACCAGCACCTAATACAGTCGTTCAATAACTATATAGATTTTTTAATAAATCAACAACATAAAGCTATTGAACAATCAGAGAACTCTACTTTAATATATAGGTCGCAAGGTTCTATTGCAACTTTGCGTAGATTAAAAACATTACGTGATGAGGTTTTGACAAATGGCTAAAAAAAATGTAGAAGCACAACAATTAGAACTCTTTGGTGGTTTAAAAGACCAAGGCAATAAAGTTGATCCTGTATCAAAAAATAAAGTTCCTATAGGTTCTACAAAAAAAGAAGTAAGAGATGATATACCTGCACAACTAAGCGAAGGTGAGTTTGTATTACCTGCAGATGTTGTTCGTTATCATGGACTAGAAAAAATAATGGGTTTGAGAGATCAAGCTAAATCAGGTTTAGGAAAGATGGAAGCAATGGGTCAAATGGGAAATCCTGATGAAGCTACATTGCCTGATAATACACCTTTTAATCCTAGACCTATGGCACAAGGTGGTTTTAATCAACCCCCACTTTTTGGTGTTAATGTGACAGAACCACAAAGTGTTTTAACAAAACAGTCTCAGTATGCTTCACCTAATGTTGGTATAAATCCACCACCACCTGTTGTTCAACCTACACCTACACCTATGCCTATGCCTATGCCTGTACCACAACCTGTACAACCACAACCTGTGCCACAACAACAAACAGCACCAACGTATCAAGATTTAATAGGTTCTCCTTTTGGTCAGTTACCTAAATCAGAAGTAAAAACATATAAAAATAAAACAACAGGTCAAATACTTAATATACCATTTGTTAATGGTAATCCTGTATATCCTATACCTGAAGGTTTTGTATTATTATCAGAAGCAGATGACTCTATGCCAAAGCCACCTGAAGAAGGTTCTGTTGGCACTGTAAAACCACAAGAAGATAAAGATGATAGAGATCAACAACCTTTAACACCTGCAGGTGGACAAAGTGAATCTTTTGATTTTGGTAAGGTAGGAGATTTCTTAAACGAAAATGCTCTTGGATTAGCAGGTAGTCTTGTAGGAGGTCCTTTTCTTGGTTTTTTAGGTAAACAAGCAGATAAAAAAAGAAAAGGTAAACCAACAGAGTCAGGACTTACAATGGATGATGATGAAACTTTTGGATTAGGTCAACCTAAAATTGATGTATTGGGTGATGTTGTTGCATCAGGAAAAGTGGGTAGAGATGTTGGTGATACAGAAGTTGTAACTCGTGGTGTATTTAATAACCAAGGTTTTGCTATAAATGTAAATCCAAAAGATAAAGCAAAGTATGGAGGACCAGCAAGAAACGCACAAGGACATACTGTATATAGAACAATTACAGATCAAGTAAAGGCAGCAAAATCTGCTATAGATTCAGGTTGGTTTGGTGGTCCTTTAAGTCCTATGGAATACTTTGGTTTAACAAGTGAACAAAAAGATAAGTATGATAAGTTTTCTACTTCTTTAGGTTTAATAGATCAAAACTATAGAACAGAAGGTAGAAATAGTAAAGCATATCAAAGATTTTTAGATAGTATTACCACGAATGATAATGTAGGTGGTTCAGGTAAAGCACCTGCAAAGGAAGGTGATGGTTATCTAGTTTCTAATGGTAAAGCATATAAAGGTGAGTATGTTCGTAATCAAACAACAGGTGATATGCAGTTTGAAAGAGAGGGTGGTGGAACTATTGTAGCAGTTACAGGACCTGACGGAACTGCAAAAGTTGGTGACTTAACAGGTTCAGGATTAAAAACACAACCACTTGTTAAAAAAGAAGATGAGATGGCAGGTGTTGCAGAAGCACAAGCAGCAGAGCAAAGGAGAAGAGAAGAAGCTGAAAAAACTAGAAAAGCAGAGGAACAAAGAAAAAAAGCAGAAGCAGAAAAATTACGACAACAAAAAGAAGCAGATGCATATCAAAAACAATTAGAAGATAAAGCTAGACAAGCTAGATTAGAAAAAGCTGCGAAAGAAGCAGCAGAAGCAAG